ATAAAGATAACTGACATAGACGAACATGAGGATGGCAGCGCAACCGTTCAATTAGACCTTGACCCCGACACATATGCTGCTATATTCAACGTGGGTTTTGTACACCTAATAATGAAAGGTATAGAATCAGATGTCAGACAACCCACACCAAGCGTGTCCGTTTGAGGACTGTGGTTCTTCCGATGCATTCAATTGGAACGATGATGGCTATGGCTTCTGTCATAGTTGCGGTGAGTCCTACCCCGCAAAGAAAAACGTAGTGACATTTGACTGGGCAAGGCAATCGTACCCAGTAAAAGAAAGGGTAAACATTATGAACACACCCGTGACTGGCAGCACCTTCAATGACATACGTGGCCTCAAGCCTGATGTGTGTCAGGTGTATGGCATTCAAGTACAGACAGGTGATGGCAATGTACCTGTACGTTATGCGTACAAGTATCCACACACGGTCAAGTACCGTGACTACAATGACAAGTCTAAGTCTTGGATGAAAGACCGTGGCCTTGGCATGAACCACCTCTTTGGCCCTGACTTCAACTCAGGATCATCACAACGTATCTACCTTACTGAGGGTGAGTTTGATGCTGCTAGTCTGTATCAGATCCTTGGGGAGAAGTGGCCTGTCAAGTCATTGCCCAGCGCATCTATCGGTGAGAAGTTTATCAAGGCTAACTATACTTACCTCAACTCCTTCAAAGAAGTTGTGTATGCTGGTGAGCTGGACGATGCAGGTAGACGTGCTGCTGACAAACTATACGAGGCACTGGCAGATAAGTTCTGGTATGTCCCAATGTCAAAGCACAAGGATGCCAATGACTTCCTTACCAACGGTGACGGTGATGACCTCAAGTGGGCAGCACTCAAGCCACAGCGTTACTCACCTGATAACTTCTTCTGCTCCGATGAGGAAGTAGAGGCAGCTATACGTAACGAGAACCCCTATGAGTATACCCCAACAGGACACACAGGTCTTGATGATAAGCTCCGGGGCTTGGTCAAGGGTGGTATCACATTCATCAAGGCACCCCGTGGTATGGGTAAGACTGAGGTGATCCGATACTTTGAGACAGGGCTACTCAAGACAGAGGATGTACGCATTGCCCTGCTACACATGGAGGAGATGAAGAGTACTACTTATCGTGCGATGGCTTCATATGAATTGGGTTGCAATGTCCGTACCAAGGATGATGCCAGAGACAACAACATATCTGAGGACAAGGTAGTTGAGGCAGCTAAGGAAGCCACTAAGGGTGAGCGTACCATTGTCTTTGAGATGAGGTCACACGATGACCCCCTCAAGTTACTTGAGTATATACGTCTGGCTGCTAGTGTGTATGGTGCAGGTTACATCTTCATTGACCATGTACAACGGCTGGCCTACCTGTCTAGCTCAGGGGTTGATGGTGCTACCAGCACACTGACCACACTAGGCTCACGTGCAGCACAGCTTGCCAAAGAGTTGAACATCGGTGTGATCTTTATCTCTCAGGTCAACGATGACGGACGTACTAAGTATGCTGCATCACTAGAAGAGGAGGCAATCATATGTGTCAAGATTGAACGTGATGTAGAGACTGATGATGAGATTCTTCAGAACACAACCAACTTTATCATTGACAAGAACAGACCCTTCGCTAAGTTAGGACATGCAGGGTCAGTGTACTACGATCCAGAAACTACACTACTAACCGAAGAAGTGTACAGCGAGAGGAGCGAAATGGCGGCATGATGGTATTTGATATTGAGACCGATGGTCTTAACCCAAGTAAAATACATTGCCTATCCTACACCAGTGACGGTAAGGAATACAACACCGTTACCCATGATGATGACATGAGACAGTTACTATGGGATGCTAAGGGTCTGATAGGCCACAACATCTTACGGTATGACATACCAGTACTTGAAAGACTTCTTCACATGAAGATCAAGGCAAGGCTGTATGACACATTACCTATGTCATGGGTGATCAACTACGAGAGGGGTAAGCATGGACTTGCTACCTTCGGTGAAGAGTTTGGTATACCCAAGCCTGTTGTAACTGATTGGACTGATCAAGACATACAAGTCTATATCCATCGGTGTGAGGAAGACGTTAAGATCAACTGGAAGCTATGGCAGAACCTGCTCAAGCGGTACATGTTTATCTACAAGGACAAGAAAACCTTGGACAAGTTCTTTGGTTATCTTTCGTTCAAGATGAACTGCGCAGCAGAAGCTGAGAGATCAGGCTGGAAGGTTGACCTCAAGCTAGCTCAGGACAGCGTGGACAAACTCAAGGAGCAGCAAGACCACAAGGTGTTTGAGCTTAGAGAAGTCATGCCTATGCGTAAGCTTATGTCCATCAAGACAAAGCCAAAGGTCATGACTAAGAAGGATGGCTCAGTGTCAGCGCATGGTCAGCGTTGGTTTGATCTACTAGGTGTGCATGGGTATCCTCAGAGCTACGAGGGTGATGTCTCTGTTGTCAGAGGTGTTGATCAGTCTAACCCTAACTCACCTGATCAAGTCAAGGATTGGCTGTATGGTTTGGGCTGGGAGCCTTGCACTCACAAGTTCAACAAGAACAAGGAGACTGGTGAAGAAAAGAAGGTACCTCAGATCCGTAAGAACGGTGAGCTTACACCCTCCGTTCAGCTACTCATTGACGACAACCCAGCAGTAGGGGTACTAGATGGGCTGACTGTTATTCAGCACAGGCTAGGCATCTTCTACGGATTCCTTGAGACACACGTGAATGGTTATGTTAAGGCTGAGATTGATGGCCTGACCAACACGCTACGCTTCAAGCACAGGAAACCTCTGGTCAATCTCCCCGGTGTTGACAAGCCTTGGGGTAAGGAGATACGTGGTTGCCTGACGGTACCTGATGAGGACTACACCTTATGTGGTGCTGACATGACATCTCTTGAAGACACTACCAAGCGGCACTATATGAAACCATATGACCCCGACTACGTAGAAGAGATGTCTAGGGATGGCTTTGATCCACACCTTGACCTAGCCTTACATGCTGGTGCTATTACTCAGGATCAGATTGACAAGCACAACTCAGGTGAGGTCAGCCTCAAGTCCTTGCGTAAGAACTACAAGGTGGTCAACTACTCAGCTACCTACGGTGTAGGTGCAGCCAAGCTATCACGTGAGACAGGCATGTCAGTGGGTGAGGCAGCAGCTTTGCTAGATGCATACTGGGAACGCAACTGGGCAGTCAAACAGTTTGCTGAGGATCAGAAGATCAGGAAGCTTGACGGTGAGATGTGGGTACAGAATCCAGTGAGTAAGTTCTGGCACAACCTTCGGTATGAGAAGGACGCATTCTCTACGATCAATCAATCTACTGGAGCCTATTGCTTTGACAAGTGGGTTGCACTATATCGTACTAAGAGGGGCAATGTCATTGGTCAGTTCCATGATGAGAGCATCAACCTTGTCAAGAAGGGCGATGAACAAGAGCACACTAAGGTCTTGATCTGGGCCATAGAAAAACTTAATAAAGAACTTAAATTAAATGTTGACTTAGGCATTGACGTGCAGTACGGTCAACGGTATAGTGAAATACACTAACACATGGAGGGCCAAACGATGGCTACACGTAGAGTAAAACTAACTGGAACTGCTGAGTGGGCTAAGGTGTTCACACAGAATCGTGACATGCTAGGCTTTGAAGAAGCTTACGTAAGTTGTGACGGTGCTTGCACCATTGATGTTATCCTTGACGAAGCAAACATGTCCTTGCTCAAGGCTTCTAAGTCTATGAAGCGAGGCAAGCCTGACCCACAAGGACGAGGCACAATGGTACGTCTTATCCGTAAGTTTGACACAGGCTTTGACTGGGCATCAGGTCCACCCGTAGTACTCAAACCTAACGGTGAGACATGGGACTATGACATGGATGGTACTATTGGTAATGGATCAACGGTAGAAGTTATCCTGTCTGTTTATGATACTAAGATGAAGAGTATTGTAGGTACACGTCTTGACACAGTAAAGGTACTCACCCTTGTTGAGTATGCACCTGATGATGGTGACATTGAGATCGCATCAGTGCCTACTGCTGAGTCACCTGCACTAGACAATTCAGAAGTGATGTTCTGATCATGATGGGGAAAATTCTGATTGACGGTGACATCATTGCCTATCGTGCGGGGTTTTCCTCAAACGACCTTACAGCTACACACGCTGAGTCAAAGGTAGATGAACTGATAAGTAAAATCCTTGAGGATACTGAGGGTTTTGCTGACAACAACTATGAAGTTTATCTTACAGGTAAAGGTAACTTTAGATTTGACATAGCCACAACCCTTGAGTATAAGGGTAATCGTAAAGACACAGCAAAGCCTATACATCTAAAACACATACGGGAATATATGGTTAGTAAGTATGAAGCTACTGTAAGCGAAGGCGAGGAAGCCGATGATCTCATTGCCATAGAGGCAACAAAAGTTGGGATGAATGCAGTAGTTGCTTCTATAGACAAAGACATGTTGCAGATACCATGCTTCCACTACAACATCACAAAGAAAGAGCTAAGTGCTGTTGGTAAGTTTACTGGTCTGAAGTTCTTCTATACTCAGATACTCACAGGCGACAAGGCGGATAACATCAAGGGTCTACATAGGTGTGGGCCTGTTAAGGCAAAGAATATATTGCTTGAGTGTGACACGGAGATGAAACTCTGGGACGCTTGCGTTGAAGCCTACGAGGGTGACAAGGATCGTGTCATTGAGAATGCCAGATTGCTTTGGTTACGCAGAGAAATAGACCAACTATGGGAGCCACCCGTTGACCACAACACGATCAGCTAAGGCTAAGGGCCGCACAGGTCAGCAAGAAGTTAGGGACAAACTCTTAGAAACATTCCCGGAGTTTGAACCTGATGACATCAAGAGCACAACAATGGGGGATGGTGGAGAAGACATCCAGCTATCCCCTGCTGCTCGTAAGAAGATGCCTATTAGTATAGAGGTTAAGCGTAGGAAGGGTGAGCTTAAGACTGTGTATGGTTACATAGAACAAGCTTCTAAGCATGGCAAAGGAGAGCCTGTAGTTTTCTTTCGTTCAGATAGAAAGCCTTGGGTTGTCATGGTCGGCATGAATCACTATGCTGAACTCCTTAGAAACTGGAAGAAAGACTAATCATGACAGAAGTAGTAAAGGTTTGGGACATACTAGCAGGTCCAATCTCAGTAGAAGATAATGAGAATCTTAAAGAGTTTCCAGAAGAGTGCCAACAACTTCTAATCTGTAAGGCAGAAGTGGACGGTGAAGTAGAGACAGTACACTACTGGTTTGAAACAATAGAGGATGCAAACGAATGGGTAAAACATTTTCGTGCTAGCATAGAACCTCTTGAAATAAATTATGGAGGAGAGTACGATGCATAGCTTGACATTACTCTCTTCTTGCGTATAACTAGGGGTTTCTAAAAATGGAATATGAAGTTATACTTAGTATTAAGATTGATCCATCAGCTTACTTCTTAGAGGTTGATGACATAGAAAGTCCTAGGGTTGTCCTAGAACTATTAGAAGATGTCCTCTATGATTTAGATGACATGACTGTACAAAAATGTGAGGTAACACGACATGACTAAAATAACACTGGACGATATTGAATATGATTCAGAAGACTTCAACGAAGATCAGGCTACAATCTATAAAGAACTGATCAACAACAACAACGTTACTGTTGGTATTCAGTACCAATTAAATAGTCTCAACGTTGTACGAGATCTACTTGTAAAGAAACTTAAAACATCTTTAGTAGGCGAGACAGTAGATGATAACGAGTAATCAGTACAGTGAGTGGGTTGAACGCAAGATCATAACTTCACCCGAAGATAGGCTAACAGAAAACACCCTCGGTCTTTGTGAAGAGGCCGGGGAAGTTGCAGGTAAAATTAAGAAACGTATTAGGGATAAAACAAAGGTATCACCTGAAGCTATCTTAGCTGAATTAGGTGATGTACTATTCTATACTACAGCACTAGCTAATTATTATAACTTTAACTTAGCTGCTGTGATTGAGTTTAACATGACTAAATTAGATGGACGAGAAGCTAGAGGAACCTTAAAGGGAAGCGGAGATAACCGATGAGTAATAATTATTTACCTACTGACTATCAAACTTTTATTGCAACCAGTAGGTATGCCCGTTGGCTGGAAGATGAAGGCCGACGAGAGACGTGGGCTGAGACTGTTGAACGTTACTTAGATAATGTTATCAAGCCTCTATTAGAAGATGACAATAGCAACGGTCATAATGCTGAGGTTGACTTGATCCGTCACCACATGCTGTCACTGCAGGTCATGCCTAGTATGAGGTCAATGATGACTGCGGGTAAAGCTGCTGCACGTGACAACACATGTATGTACAACTGTAGCTACCTACCCGTAGATGACCCTAAGTCCTTTGATGAGGCTATGTTCATCCTGCTTTGTGGTACGGGGGTTGGTTTCAGTGTTGAGCGTCAGTTCATCAGTAAGCTCCCTGATGTCCCTCCCCTCTTTGATAGCGACACTACGGTTGTCATTAAGGACAGCAAGGAAGGTTGGGCGAAAGGGTTCAGACAAGTTTTAGCACTCCTATGGGCTGGTGAAATCCCTAAGTGGGATGTTAGTAAGGTACGTCCTGCTGGCGCAAGGCTCAAGACATTTGGTGGTAGAGCCTCTGGTCCTGCACCATTGATTGATCTGTTCATGTTTGCAGCTAACACATTCAAGGCTGCTGAAGGTCGCAGGTTGTCTAGCATTGAGTGTCACGATCTGATGTGTAAGATTGGTGAGGTAGTGGTAGTAGGTGGTGTACGCCGCAGTGCTATGATCTCTCTATCTAATCTGTCTGATGATCGTATGCGTCATGCTAAGTCAGGTAACTGGTGGGAGAATGCAGGGCATCGTGCCTTGGCTAACAACTCAGTGTCCTACTCAGAGAAGCCTGATAGCATTGCTTTCATGCGTGAGTGGACAGCACTGATGGAAAGCGGAAGTGGTGAGCGTGGTATATTTAATAGAGAAGCTTCGGTTAAGCAAGCAGCAAAGAATGGAAGACGAGAGACTTGCTATGAGTTCGGAACCAACCCATGTTCGGAGATCATTCTACGCCCGAATCAGTTCTGTAATCTCTCAGAGGTTGTCATCCGTGCGACAGATGGTCTGGAAGACATTGCAAGAAAAGTCCGTGTTGCAACTATACTTGGAACAATTCAATCCACCTACACCCACTTCCCATACTTGCGAAAAGTGTGGCAGTCTAATACAGCAGCAGAACGTTTGCTTGGTGTGTCACTCACAGGGATAATGGATAACCCTCTGATGACTATGGACAACGAAGGACTGGCTGATACATTGGAGTACTTAAAAGATGTTGCTGTCTCTACTAATGCTGAGTGGGCTAATCGCCTTGGTATACCTGTCGCAACTGCTATTAGTTGCGTTAAGCCCAGTGGAACTGTCTCACAGTTGGTGGATAGTGCGTCTGGGATTCATGCTCGTCACTCTCCTTATTACATACGAACTGTTAGGGGCGATAACAAAGACCCTCTGACACAGTTCATGATTGATCAGGGCATCCCTAGCGAGGCTGACGTTATGAAGCCTGACCAGACCACAGTGTTCAGCTTCCCCATGAAGTCACCCGATGGTGCTATTCATACCGCTGACATGACTGCACTAGAGCAGCTAGAGATGTGGCTGATGTATCAGCGTCATTGGTGTGAGCATAAGCCTAGCGTGACGATCAATGTCAAGGCAGACGAATGGTTTGAGGTAGGTGCCTTTGTGTATAAACACTTTGATGAGATGTCAGGTGTGTCGTTCTTACCCTTCAATGAGCACACGTATCAACAGGCACCATATCAAGACGTAGATATTACAACATACAGAAATCTTAAATCTCTGATGCCTTTGTCTATTGACTGGACTAAGCTATCATCCTACGAGGTGGAAGATAATACATCAGGTATGCAGACTATGGCATGTACTGGTGATGTGTGTGAGATGGTGGACATTACGTAACCGGGGGGTCTTCCTGAGCAAGAAGCAAACTGCTCACAACAGAGGAGTAATATTATGTATGTATACTTAGTAGTACTAATGCTTAATGGTTTGTATTCAGTTCAGGCACCTAACATGGTGTTCCCTGATAAGGATACTTGTGAACGAGTCAGAGCAATCAACACCAAGAAACTTAGGGACAAAAGTCCTACACCAAATGCAAAGTACTATGCTATTTGTGTGCAGATACCAAAGGATATAGACGCTTAATGCAACTAGAACTATTTGAAGCTGTCAAAACTGTCTGTGAGAATGGCCTTGAATGTAATAACTGTGGTGTTGTACAACCTGTAGAAAACTTTCAACACATGGTATCAGGTGAGATAAAAAGAAAGTGTAGGAGTTGCGCACGTAATCAATCTAGGTTAATCAAACATCTAAAGACACTGCATCCGTACCCTGATGAGGGCTATACCTGTCCCATCTGTGATCGTACTATAGAAGACATAGCTAGAAAAGGCCAGAAGATGTTAAGGTCTTGGGTCTTAGATCATTGTCATGAGACAGAAACCTATAGGGGTTGGGTGTGCTTTAACTGTAACACTGGTCTAGGTGCCTTCAAGGATGACTTGCAGAAGGTTAGTAATGCCTGTAAGTATCTTGAACAACATGAAGCTAATCTAAATAAAGGAACTAATACTAATGACTAAGTGGACAGTACCAAGCAGCGGAGATTTTTTTGGTATGGCTGAGGAGTTTGAGAAAGAGATGAACAAAGACAATTTTATTGATGAATGTTTTGACCCAGTAACTAAGCCTTTACATTACAACACAGGTGGTGTAGAATGTATTGACTACATCAAGCAAATCTTAGGCACTGAGGGTTTCATTGCGTACTGTCATGGTAATATGATTAAGTATCAACACCGTCACAGATACAAGAACAACCCTGTTGAGGACATGGACAAAGCTAACTGGTACATGCAGAAGATGCGTGAAGCAATGAAGGAGATTCACAAGTGAAGCCATACGATCAGGGTAAGGAAGCCTTCAAGTCAGGTAAGCTAGGCAATCCTTACGGTACTAACACACGGCCTAACAAAGATTGGGAGTTCGGTTTCAACACTGAGTATTTCAAGAACTTAGAAAAGATAGTAGAGCATGACCAAGCCAATCAATCTTGAACAGGAAGCCAAGAAGTATACTCGTAAGAAACGTAACCCCAACATGATAAAACCCCTGACCGCCCGGAGGTACCTAGCAGGACAAGCACTTGCTGGAATACTTTCGGGTGGAAGAGGGGCTTTAAATATGTCTGAAGTAAAGCGTTCATCATATGAGTGGGCAGACTATATGTTAGATGGCGAAGAGGATTAGTTTTCAGATGCTTCTTTTGCTTGGTCTTCTGCAACACCTGCAAAATGCATAAGCATTTGCCTACGATTTAATTCGTCAAGAAGACTTGTTGATTTTGATAAGTACTCTTCTGCACTAGTAAAGTTACCAAGAGATTTAGGCAAAGCTTCAGCAGCCATGTCGTAACGTGGTTTGCCCAAGATGGGTTTCTTGCCATCAATCATATACATATTTCTAATATAACCTGCCGCTGAGGTAGGTGCTATATCTTTATATTTATTCCAACGATCTTGAGTCTCTGTTTTTACATCTTGTATTTGTTTCTTTACAAACTCACTAAACATTGATCTTCTAACAACAGCATCAACACCTGTTAAACTATCATAAGCTTCACCATTAAGAAACTCTTGTGGTTGTTTTCTCCAGCGAGCAAACTCTTTACCTAAAGTTTCTGATAGCCTTTGCTCAACTACATATCTGATTACAGGATTTTTTACTGTTGAGTTTTTGTATAGGTCATACTCTTTTAAACCAAGTATAGATAGTTCTTCTTGTATTTCAGATTGAGCACGTACATCAATACCTACAATTTGTTTCATTGCTGGATTGATCGTACCAATAGGACGTGAATTAAATGGTGAATACCTTGGTAAACTTGTAGCACTATTTATAGACTTAGCATGGTTAAGCCAGTCAAATTGCGGTAGAAACTTACTGGCACGGCTAGTAAACTCTCCCCATTTACCTAGCTCAACAATCATATTTGCATCGGTCTGCATATCAGGGTTATACCTAGTGTATGATTTTTCAGGATCACCCTGAGCAATGAAATCTTTAGCGGTTGCGCCGGGATAACTAAAGGTAGCAATAATGTCAGCCATTTTTCTTTTGCTCCCTTCATTAAACGAACCTTGCTCAAGAGAATCCACAAAAGATTTTACTACACCAGTATTAAAACCAAGACTACCCATACCTGCTGTAACTTCTAGTGCATTTTTAAACCACGATTCTGTAGTAGGAAAAGGTATGTCATTTACATACCTATACAGTAAGTCAGCAGCTAAAGCATGACCACCCATTGCACCTAAGATTGGTCCCATCTTAGAAACATCACCATCCTCAGAAAATTTAAAATCCGAGAAGTCTGTCTCACCTTCTTGAGTTGACCTTGCATAGTAGGCACCTGTAAACATCATAGTACCAGTCATTTGTTTTGACCAACGTTCCAGTTGTCCTTTGTCTTTACTAAATACAAAGTCAGGACTATAGTATTTTTGAGCAAGCTTCTCAGAGATACCTTTAGCACCACCTAGTAGGGGTATATAATCAAACATAAACTCCATATGATTTGCTAC